GAGACCTATCATCGCCACCGGCGGACGAGCATGCTCGTACGACGGTTCGTGTATCGACGGACTGAAAAGGCTATCTCTGGCTCTAAAGCTAGAGACGGCTTTTGATTGTTCTCGATGGTGTCCCAAGGAGTAGAAGTTGTCGCTTCGGCAAAATACCGAAGTAACATACTCCAACCGCTTAGACACTTGATTCGCATCGGAGACTGGACGTCCCAAACGTTAAATTCGAGTTTTTGCAAACTCTTATTGACGCGGCGGCGTTTCGGTCTCCAATCTTCAGGAACAGATCGCAAACTCGGACACGATAAATTCATGTCGTCGTCTGGGATTGCACCGTATACTGAATGTAATCTACCCACGATCAAGTCGTAGGTGCGATAGTACCCTCTATCCCAGAAGGAATTCGCGTAAGCGATCCAACTGGTATAGATGTCCGGACTGGGAGTTGATGACCACACTGTACGTAAACGTACAGGAGTGACGTTGACGCCATGGAAGGCGTCCATGCCACACGATTCTCTAAAGAATCCAGTGGTGCAGCTCTTGTCGATGTTGACCCTTAGGCCAACTGACTCGAGCTGTTCGATTGCGTTCGCCGCGAAAGCGGTGGGGACAATCACATCATCTCCATACACATAGACACTCTCACGAGTGTCTGCGTCGACGGCTGCCGCTGTTAGGATCGCCCACACAGTGAGTGCCAAGATTGGGAAGCATAAACAGCTTCCCATCGGGGCAAACTTGCGTAGGGGAATGATCCTTCCATCGGGCAGACGAGTCGATGAAGTTCTGCACGCTTCCAGGTAGGGCAAAAGCTCTACAGGGAAGAGCAGACGAACTAACTCAAGACTAACTCTATCCGAGGCCTCATTGAGGTCGAGGGTAGAGTATGAACCGGTAAGGCTACCCATAAGGGCGCCAAACCGATTCGGGTCTTGGTCTGTAAAACGGACGTTATCCCTCGTAAGAGGGTGCCGTTCGACTAACTCCACAATGGCCGTTCCCAGCCCTTGCTGAATCCATTGATAATCAACGGGTTCGCAAGAGATAAGACGCGGCCCTCGTGAGTCTTTCGGTACGAGTATAACTCGTGCCGGCAGACTGTCATCTGTGATCGACATGAAGTCGTCATAGGTATCACAAACGTGGCCGAATGATGCGCAAAAATACGCGTCATAAGGGTACATCGTTGTGATTGTCGCCGAAACATTAGTCCACGTATACTTCTCATGAGGCTGCTGCCGAGTGGCAACAGCCCCCGGGCCGTGACGTGGATGGATGTTCTTCGGGTCGAAACCAGCAAACAACCTCTTTAAGAGGTTGCGAGCTTCACGAACAACACCAACAGTCGAAGAATCTCTAATCGAGCTTCTTTGTCTGTCAGCGCGGTATAAAAGACCATACTTATCAAAATCGCTAAAACGGCGAGACCTTTCGGCCTCGTCACGAGCTTCTTCAAGCTCGATAACTTTAGCAATTCCTTTAAGGGTTTGGTCAGTAGTGGTAAGGTCATCTTCTGTTCTCTCGAACTTCGAGATGACTTGTTGTTCTTGTTCATCGGTGTATGGGAGTTTGTACTTGTAAAACAAGTAGCATATATCCCGTACAACTTTGACGCTAGATAAACACGGTTGCTGTCGGATAGTCCCGTCTGGCAGGAATACGCGGATGAAGAACTCACCTAGAAATCTAGGAAGTTCAGAGCCTTCATAACACCTCTCGGTGTGTAGGGCTTGGTTCATCTTTATATTCCCAAGCAAGGCCTTATCAAAGGCTTTGCACAGACGAGGCAAGGTTTTCGTAAGAAAACCCATACCTTCAGCATGGAGTCTAGACTCGACCTTTTTCAAGGTTAATCTAAGGCTCCTGGTGTTGAACACATCACCATGCTTCGAATGAACGTCGCATAGCAGTGCAGCGATGATTGTTTTACTTTCATCTAGGCTCTTATTAGGTACCATAAGGTATCCTTCCTAGAGCATGCACACGCTTGCGATCCATCGCAAACGATACTCCGCTGATCACATGATAACATACATAATATGCCAGCACGTACAAGGTTCGAACCAACAATACGAAACGGGAAACCCTCTAGAAGAAAAATCTTTAGAGAATATCTCGCTACGTTTGCTGTCTCCCTTGCGACCGGTGAACTTCAACCAACATGGCCCGTCGTGTCAGGTCTTTCCGAAGGATGGGTTGCTCTTGACATACCGATTAGGTTGTCAAAAGCTCCTTACATCGATTCGATTGGACAGTACCCAACAGGTTCTGTTGCTTGGTGAGCCGGACGATCAATGCGAAGAACCAGATCGCTGGTTGTATAACCGTCTCAAGGATGACATTAGTACAAACGAGTCATACGTAGCTATAGGTATGACTCAAGATGTACTTCTTGACATCCAAGTAGAAGGGTTCGTCGACGTGTTCCAGGCGCGGGATACAGATTTACTGTATTCCCACACCGAGGTAGCGTCCCCGTCCTTCGTCAGCCTATTAAAACAGGCCAAGATGATTATACGCCAGCGACTGGTCAGAACCGGCAAGATTGGCAGGTACGACTAAAGTCCACCAGCCAACAGAGCCGTCGCACCGTTGCCAGTGCCGTCGAACAGAACGGTTGTCGCCGCGCCAGTTGTGGCGCAAAACGACAATAGTTCAGCGACGACATTGGTACCCTCGGCAATCGCGCTCATCGCCCCAATGGGGAGATCGAGTACGACGTAAGCCGAGATAGTAATTGGGGTAACCGAGTCGACGCCCGAAATGACAGTCTTGTCAAAACGGACGACGCTCCGGCGCCTCAACTTCATATCACGACCGGACTCAACATGTTTTATGGTGAGTCGGTGTGGTAGAGATGGCGTTTCGCTAACTTGCGAAAACGTCGTCTCACGTTGCGATGTACTGATACGGGAGAATTCAACTTCCGTACCAGCACTGTTCTTAACTTCGTTAGTGTTAAGCGTGTTGCTTAGCATGCTTCTTTAATGAAGCTAGGGTTACCCCTAGCCTAGACATATCGTCTAGCGTTGTTTCCTTCGACGCCTACTGTTGGTTATAACCAACGCGGCGCCAAGACTCAACTCGTTGAGAGAGAGCCCGCTCGATGTAATCGAGCTCAAGCTCGCCAGTCCAACGGACCTGCGATAAGCAGTCTGCTGTACTGACGGCATGTAGCCTAGGCTGAGAATCGGACCATTTGCAACTTTTGTGCCTTTCGACACAGAGATGCGTCTGGCCCTTTTAACAGACCATAGGTAGCGACGTATGTTAATCAGCGGTTTCATGTTCTCGCTCTTTAGTGAATCAAGGTAGGGCCCAATGCCCAGAACCCAGTCCACTACGAACGACCAAGGAATGGCATTCCAGATAATCGCAGGGTTAAGGTTAACCCCGAGAGAATCCAGATGGCCAAGCAACTGAGCATGCTCAGTTTGGTACCCGGTATAACTATAGTTATACTGGATTTGCGCATGAAACACTGTCGGTTCATGAGTCACATGACGCTCAATATGGTGAGTACTAGTCCTGACAAAAGAGTTTTCCCAACTCTGATAGCCAAGACTGGTCCACACGTTATGGACGTCAGATAACTCAGCCCAGGAATAAACAAAATGTTTATTCTGAGGGCGACCGGCACGAGTTACGAAGTCGTTAATACGACGTTCGGTTCGCGACATTGCAGAGTATATCTTCGCAATGTCACTGATAAGCGGCTTGATGTTAAATGAATAATTCAAATAACTTCCAGCCGCACCCTGTAATAGGCGTTTAAACGTTATTGGTTTCCCAATAACGCCAAGCTTCTTGAGAGCTCCAAGGAAGGAGCCGCTTTTGAAGACAGAGCCTATCGTACGGATCGGCTCCTTAAAGTCCTTCAACTCCAAGATGAAGTTGGGAAGACTTAACTCCGCCTTGATGATCGGGAGCATGGTTTTTAACGCCATGCTTTCGAGAGCAGCAAGGTTTGTAGGAGCGGGAACAAAGTTCCCATCCGGAGTCGGAACGTACAGTGGTAGGAGGTCGGCATCAAGCCGACCGTCCTGGCCGTAGGGTTCTATGGTGCCACCGGGATGCCATTCAAGGTATCCAGCGGATTCATTCGTGATTTGCCCAACTGAATGACGTAAGGGATAAAACCCGTAGTCATCAATATAGCATTTCACGCCGATTGCCGTCTTTGGCTTCGCCCGAACACTTTTGTAGTGTTGGAACGAGCGCCATTGCTGGCGGGGGCCCCTGCTGTTCGGTGTATAGTCTTCGAGACGGGATAGATATCCCGGGTCGTAGATCTGTATAATCCTTGCAGGTGGGGTCTCCTCGGGCTCCGGGAAAGGAATCGGTGTAAATAACACAGATTCATAACTCGGAGCTACTTCCTCGGTGATCATAGATTACAGACGTATGGATGTGTTGATGGAATCAACACTTTAGGGTCGCGCCCA